CTCGCCCTTGCTCAGCCGTGCCAGCCAATCGCCCGCGAGCACGCCAATCGCACCATGGTTATAAAGCCACTTTCGAGAGCCGTATCCTTTCAAAAATTGAATCTTGTTCATGCGTTCGCCGCCCCCACTTGCGCCCGACCTACCCACTTCCCAAGTAGCGGGCTGTACGAAAACAGGATGTCGTACGTGTATCCACTCGTGAGCGTGGGCGCACCGCTAGGCCAGACCAGCGTCCGACCGTCGAGCGTCCACGTGACTTCCGCAGTTTCGGTCGCCTTGATCGTGAGAATCGTATCGCAAGTTCCATACGGGACGTTAGAGAAGGTGACCGTTTTTCCAGTAGCATTCCCGATGGTGAACGAGAAGTTTTTCGTATGCTTCCTAGCAAAATCGCAAGCGAACGCATTTGAGTTTTCGGTGACGCTGTTCACGTCCTCAAAGTCACTTGCAAGCGTGATAAAGTCGCGCCTGTCTCCAATGTCGCTGGTGGCTATGGTATTGTCGTTCGCCGCGCGCGTGATCGCCGCGAGGATGGTTCCGTTGGCGGGCGTGGCGGGCTGCGCAGGCGATGCCGCCGCAGTCCCCGCAAGGTACGTCACCACGCCAGCGCTGGACACGTATACGATGTCAATGCGCGGTTTCGTTGCGTCCGCCGCCGTTGCCGCAAGCGCAGAAACGGAATCAAACGAATACCGTTTTCCCTCTGGCGTTATGACGCTCCCAGCCGAAACTGCAACGGTTTGATTTGGGCTTCCTTGTGCCGTAACTGCGCCGCCGCTAAACACGCCAACGTTCGCCGCCATTGCCAGAGCGGTCGGGTCTGCGTAGTCTACTCCGGCAGTCATTTCGGCTTGCGCTCCGATATCAGCCGGAGTTAGTTCGTCATCCCCACCAGTTGCATGCGTGCTCGCGTGGTCAGGAATGCCGCCCGCGATTGCGATTGCGAGTTGCGTTTTCAGTTCGTTGAGCAGTGCGATACCTGTCTCTCTGTATTCGTCGATTTGTCCACAATACGCCGTGTTATAACGCAAGTCCTCAATCATGCCATCGGTGAGCGTTACCGCGTTCGCCGGAATGGTGATTTTAGCCGACGCTACATCGGTTGCAGAAACGAACGTCGCGTAAGCCGCCGCGTCATCATCCGTGAACTCGCCCGTTGCAACGTCGAGCCGAACACCGACGTAAAACACCTGTTCGCTTGCAGATGAGGTGAATGTAATATCGGTATCTTCGGTATTCCATGCAATGTAACCGTTTTTGCAAACGAAAAACGGTTTTACGGTGCATGTCAAGCCCGTTTTTTTGACAACCTGAAAGCCCGTCGTGGTCACTTCTGCCGCACCGTCGCCCAAACACTTGTGGATGATCTTGGCGAGGAAATCAGACCCCTCCGCTTTATTGCCGATTGCAAAACCGTCCCCGTTGATCGTCCATGAATCGGACGTGAAAAATCCTGATCTAAACAAGTCTGTCAACCACCTTTTCGATATATTTCTTTAGCGATAAATAATTCTCGCCAAACTTCGGGATAATTACGCTCCGTTTCGGCTCGTATATAGTCTGCGCCTCTGCCAGCGGAACGGACATGATGATCCCGCGCGACTGGTCGATTACGTCCACGATATCGCCAACTTTGCATTCAGTGCCGAGTATCGGGTGCGTGTTGGGTAGAATCTCGCCGTCGATAATCTCTATCGGCTTGTAGCTCTGTAGCGCGTTGTAGCCGATATCGTAGAGGCTCATGGTGTGCGAGGATGTGCCGTAAACGACGGCGTCAACACCCGCGACGGATGCCGTAAACGTCGAAAGCGTCCAGTTCTTTCCGTCAGACGAGTAGGCGTGATACTTGCCTGTGAACGAATATGCGTGGAACGTTCCGTCTGTTTCATTAAAGCAAACGGTGATGTAATTGGGCGTCCCGCCAGCTGGCGTGCAATCCGTCCACGTTTCGCCGCCATCGTCAGACCACATAATCATATTTGTCTGACCAATGGAAACCAATACGCCGTTTCCATATGCAACATCAAGAAATCTTTGACCAGTGAGCGCGCTTAATTCAACGATTGTGTATGTATCAAATTCATCGTCGCTATAAATAACGGCCGGTGTAAAAGTCCCAGACCTGTTGATATATCCAGAAACAATCAATCGATCTCCCGCGACGGCACAATTTTGCGAAGAAAAGGACCCTCCCGTTACATCAAAACGTGTGAAACTCCACGTTTCGGCGTAATCGTATGATCTGTAATAATATCCACCAGCTCCAAAAGATAAAAACCTACTTCCAGACCAGATTGGTGAAACGATTTTTGCCCCTCCTGTGTTTTGAATCGTCCATGTCGTTTTGTTGTAACTCCTGAGTATGTTGCTACTGTTTCCTGTTGCGAGATACATTCCGTCGTAATACAAAGCGCCTTCAAGCGCAACCGCAACACCGCTTGTCTGTGGAGTCCACGTGATTGCATCTGTTGATGTTAAAATCACGCCACCATCCCCACAAACAATGAACATGCCATTCTGGTAATCAACCGCCCAGAGCGCACCATATCCCGACGTTACGCGGCTGGTGAAAGTCACGCCATCAGTCGAACTTGCAATAAACCCAACGCCAGGCGAGTACTGCCCCACCATGACATACATGTTCGTCGCTTCGCTATCGTCTGCCCCCGCGCTCGTACCGCTAACGTAAATGGTGCGCTTTGGTTCGCCGTTTGACAAATCCACAATGACCGTCTGCGGGTCTGTTTCCGCTTCGTCACACACGACAGCGCAGTTGTAGTAGTCGGTTTTGTTGCGCTCATACTCGATGTTCTGGACGTTTCCAAGTGACGCGCTGAACGTGGCGAACGCGTTATCTGTTTGGTCTTGGGTTCGGTCAAGGCTCTGGATAATGTCGAAAACAATCTCGTCGTTCACGTCGTCGTAAGTCAACGAGAACGAGAACCCGCGCTTATTCAGTTCCGTGTACAGGAAGTCGGACAGCGACCCGCGCATTGCGTTCGCATCCATCGCGCGCGCGTAACCATGCAACGTGCCGAGCGTGAACTTGTCGATTGCTTGCCAACTGGTCGAGCCGCACAACGAATCAACCAGCGTTCTGATTTCCGTTTCGAGTTTGCCTTGAATGCGTGACGGCGTGGAAATTACAACGCGGCTCAGCAGGACATTCAGATTGTGACCAGACAACGAAAGCTGATTGTTCGCGCTCGCGTCTTTCGTGTTGATCGTCGCAATCTCAAACATGCGACCGTCAACGAAAATGTAAGCCGCGTCCTTGACATCGTTGTATTTCTCAACGGGCAGAACGAGTTTGAAATCACCGTCCGCGTTCCACCTGTCCGTATAGGTCAGCGAGGAAAACGTGTCGATAGGTTTTCCGTAAATCTCTAAATTCGCATCGTACAGCTTGATATCCACGTCAACCCCTGTACCTTTCTCGCCAAGTGAGGGACTTGGACAGATTGTCCACGCCACTATCAGCAGACACAGTAAGAGTATTGCTACCCACCGCAAGCGCGAAGAACTCCGATAACCGATCATACCGACAAACAACTCCATTCAAGGTCGTGTATTTGTCACGTTTCATCGTCGAGATTACGGCAATGTCGCCATCCGCAAGCGTTTCTTTGATCGTCACGTAATCGCCAGCCGCGTTCGCAACTTTCGGGTTTACAACCGCCCCGCTTGCGGTCAGCGTCAAGATGAATCCCGCTGATTCGTGACCTCCGACCGTAAACATTATATCATTTCCAGATACCACTACGCCAGTGGTTAATCCCACATCGACAATAAAAGATAGCGGGAACGAAATGAGCGGCGTTTCGGCGCGGAACATGTGCGTGTTCAGTTCGCCAACGAACCACGGGTCAGGCATAACGAACGTGACGAGGATATACGGTTTCTCGTTCCACTTCGCACCGCGACGCTTCTTAACGTCCGCAATCCTGCCGTACCCAATGCGCTCAACGCCGTTTTTGTATATGGTCAAAATTGAACTTGCCTTTGCGTCCATGTAGGATTTCAGCAGGAGTTCGGTTGCGTCAATCTGCGCGCTCGTGGTGACTTTGGATCGGATTTCCAAATCGATGTAGCGCGGGAGATACCGAGGCGGGCGCAGTTCGTAGGAGCCGTCATCCGTTGCGATTTCTTCAAGCGAAACATCCGCTTCCATGTAGTCATCGCCCTGAACGCTCAGACAGTCCCAATCATAGTCTGCGCCCGTTTGGATTACGTTCGTTCCAATCTGGAGTTTGATTTCTTTTCTATCAGGCATATAGCACCCCCGCCAGTTCACGACTGATTCTATTCGCCGTTTGTGTCGGCGTGGTCACGGGCTGGTTGAAGTTGATCGCGCCGATGGTCACGCCGGACATAGACCCAGCACCAGCCAATGCAGCCCCGTACAGCCCCGTAGAGCCGCTTACAGACGCGCTAATAGTCGGGTTATACGTTTCCCCCATCACGCCGTCCATAAGCGACCTCATGGAGCTCTGCGCATATCCTGCATACTTTAGTATACCATCTCCAAGACCCAAAGACAACATCTTTCCGACTTCCTCACGCATGACTGTTGATGGCGATTTAATACCAAATAGTCCCTTGATGTTGGATAAGACGCTGCGAACCCATCCTCTTAGTTTTCCATACAACCAAGATGTTGCATTTGAAATCCCGTTAAAAATGCCCTTAACCATGTTCAAGCCGATATCCGCAACCTGTGGCGCGAGCGATGCAAACGCATTGACCAGTGCCATGATAATTTGCGGTACAGCGGCGATCAACTGAGGTAGTGCCGCAATCACGCCGTTCACAATTGCAACGATGATATCCGCAGACGATGCAAGCAGTGTCGGAAGATTCGCCACGATTGCGTTAATCAACGAAATGATGATCTGCGGCGCGGCTTGAACCAACATCGGAAGCGCGGCGAGAATACCTTGCGCAAGTCCGTTCATGAGCTGAATCGCCGCGTCTATCAGCATGGGGATGTTCTCGATCAGCGTGTTAATGATCGTGATTACGACTTGCACGATAGCCGGGATCAGCGTCGGTGCCTGTTGAGCAATTCCGAGAGCCAGTGTCGTGAGAATCTGCAATGCTGTTTCAATCAGCATCGGCAAGCTTTCCAACACAAACCCCGCGAACTGGCTGATTAAGTCAAACGCGGCAGTAACCAGCAGCGGCATATTGTCCATGATCGCCGTCGCGAGTGCTTGCAGAATAGAACCGCCTACCTCGATGATCTGCGGGATTGCTTGCGCGATCTTATCCGCGAACTGACCGATCCCCTCATTGATGCTGTCAAGACCGCTCATGTCACCCGTGAACAGCTTTGCAAGACCGTCCGTGACCAGCGTCAGCGACGGAAGGAATTCTCCCATCATGCGGTTTTTCATGCCCGTAAGAGTCTGCAGCATCAACGAAACGGAGTCGCCAAAATCGTCCGATGCTTTCACCGCTTCGTCCGACATCACAAGACCGTAATCCTCGGCTTGCTTGCGCATTTCCTCGATGCTCGTTGCGCCCTGATTGAGAATCGGGAGAAGTTCCGTAGCACTTCGACCAAACAAGTCTGCCGCTAGAGCTGTGCGCTCGTTGCCTGCCTCCATTTCAGACAGCTGCGCAATTGTCGTGTTGAATAATTCCTCGGTAGAAAGCGAAGCAAGCTGCTCCTGTGAAATACCGAGAGCCTTAAACGATTCGCTTCCAGCAACGGCAGACTCGGACAGCTTCTTCATGCCGCCTTGCAACACGCCAATGTCAACGCCGCTTTGACCGAGAATGTAGCGCCACTCTTGGAAACCTTTTGCTGACATATTGAGCTTTTGGCTCATGTCGTTGACTTCCGAACCGTAGTCAGAAACATCCATCGCGCCTTTTGTAAACGCACCGCCGAGAGCGATTGCGGCGGTCGAGATCGCGCCGACTACTTTTGCAGCACCGCCGAAAGCCTTGCCTAAAGTCTTAGCAAATCCTTCTCCTTTTTTACTTGTTCCCTCGATGCCTTTATCTACATCTTTATCGTCATATGCAACCTTGACGAATAAATCCATTAAATTCACGGTTTCACCTTCAATCCGCACCGCTGGATAACATCAGCAACGATTTCTTCACCGCTCCGCTCGTCTTTCGGCGCATGGTCGATAAGTTCAGCATACCTTTGTACAGACTGGTACTTCATTCCCATTGCCATTGTCCGTAGCATATCCGTGGTATATATGCGGTAGCTTAAATCCTCGCGCTCTTGAATAAAGCGGGCAACCATGTACTCCACAGTCACCCGCCCGTTGATTACTCTTGCCCCTTCGCAGAGGTATCGATAGGCGGCGTTTCTTCCACGCTCCGCGCCGCAGAGGTAAAAAGCTGAATCAATGCCTCGTCCTGAACCATTCCAATCAATGCCGATGTGATGCTGAAAAGGTTCATTTCTTCAACAGATTTCCCGTCAAGCGTCGCAATGACCTGGATAACATCGCGCTTGTGCGTTCTGAGCAGCAGCGGAACTTTCTTCACGAGATGTTTCCGCGCCGTGACGTTCTTGCCCTCGCCTTTTACGGGCTTGACGCTGAACAAGTCCGCGCACTCTTTGTCGCTTGCAATGTTCGCAATCGGTTCAATCAGATCAGCAATGACCTCAATCGCCCGTTCGCCTTTGATATCAGATAGTTTCATACATTACGCCTTTGCCACAACTGTGGTCTTGCCCGCATGCTGTGCCGCGCCAGTCGCCGTGAGAATCACCGCAAGGATGATGTCCATGCCCGTTGTCGCGGTGATATCATCGGTGCCGTTCCACGCAGTCCACGCGGAACCCGCAAGAATCTGACCAGCAGACGGCATAACAAGCTCATAGCCAGTCTGGTATACATACGATTCGGACGCGCCAGGCGTTTCCGTCATGCCGCTGAGCGCGGTATCGCCAGTTTTAGTACCAGCCGCAGACGCAAACTCAAGCAGGAAGTCGCCAGCTTCAGACGTGCCTTCTTTGACATAGACTTCAAACGGAAGTTCTTCCGGCGTGTAGATACTGGAATGACCCATGTATTCAAACGCAAACTGACCTTTTTCCTTGTCGGTACTCTGAATGGTGAAACCGCCAGTAGACAGCGCGTTAATCAGCTTAATAGCCAGAAAGCCGCCGTTCGTGTCGCCCGTCTTATCGCTGTACGGGCAGACATACCAGAGATCATCAAAGTCACCCGCCGCAAGCGTCGAGCGAGGCGTGATCTTTGTCGTGTCAACCGTGCCAACGTCAGCCGCGCCAATGAGCGATTTAACCGTCGCGGTCGTGATCGTGAGAGCCGTTCCGCTCAACTTGCACTCGACAGATTCGATCTGTTTCATTTCCTTGCTGTTTTTCGGGCAGTTATCAACGTCCTCGCCGTAGTCTTTATACGTCGGAACGATGGACGCGCTGATACCGCCAGTAGTCGCGGCGAAGATATCCGCTTGCGAATACGCGCCCGTAGCTGGCGTGAAGTCGGTCAGCAGGATACCCGCGTTGGTTGCCAACTTCTCAACGAAGTCAACAGGAAGATCATAGTATCTCATTTCTTTGCTCCTTTTATGCCGTCCAGAATTCGGCAGTGATGTTAATGTAGCGTCTGCGGATGTTCGCGTCACTAGGTTCTGCGATTGCTTGGCAAAACGGTGAGCCACGCTTCAACCAGATTGCGCCATCCCCTACGGGAATCTTCACGCCACGGCGCCCGATTCGCGCATAGATTTCCTCTGCTTTCGCGTCCGGCGCAACGTTGCTGTCTGTCTGATACACGAGGTTGACTACTAGCGCAACATCGCCGCCCCCGAACTCGCCCGTTTTGTATGTGTATGTAAGATACGGCGGTTTCGTCCCAACCTTGACGTTGGATTCCTCGTACGCTGTCAGCCCGAACGAGCTGAACCATTGATACAACGCGGTCGCTTTACTCATGTCGGCAGCTCCGTTCTCTCCGCTGTCGCGGTGCGTCTGTTGAGCGTTGTCACATTCGGCGTTTGATGGTCTGCCGGATCGCTCGTTATTCGGAATATCGCGCTGTCGCTGTCGCGCTTCAAATACTCGTCATAAGCCAGTGTAAGCGACTTGTCGAAGTTCAACGTGTAAATACTCCTTACACCTTGCGCCATTGCCTTTTGCGCTTCCAGTGATTGATTCGCAAAGAGCGCGACGCTAACCGCCGCGCCCTGCATAAACGTTTTGTTATACCCGCCTTGACCGTCCGGCGTTCCGTCAGCGTCATGCGGT